AGCCGCAAACCCATTTCGCCCGCGATCGTAAGAATGCACTGTTCGCGCGATAGCCACTTCAACAAAGCGGCATCGCTTCGGATTTCGCCCGGTCCCATGAACTTTCCCGATTGCGGAACGCTTGGGAGAACAGCGTTGAACAGTTTCGAGATACCACGATTGATCGCCTCTTTGCCGGTGCCAGTAGGCGCAAGAAGCATGATGTACTGATTAAGGCCTGTTCCGCTCACGTTGTAGGCCCTGGCGGCAACAGCCGCGACAAGCCCGATCGCCCCAGCCAAGGCGATTTCGTACACCGGACGGGGCGCAGCGGCATAAATGAAGTCGGCGATCTCCCCGACGAGCCCTGGCGGGTTGACGCGGGCGGGATCGTAGGCCATTGATAGCGAGCCGTTGGATTGCACCGCGCCCGGTTGCTTAACGCCAACGGTATCGGCGGCGTTTGGTCCTTCCTGCGCCGCCGATTTGCGTTCGGCTTCGGCCTTCGCTGCAATCGCATCATCGATAGCAATTCGGAACGCTTCGGTATCGATCGGCGGCAACTGGCGATCGAACGCCCGGTTAATCATCCGATACATATAATCGATACGCTTAGCCTTATCACGCTGGCCTAGAGCCGACGTGTGAAAGATGCGTACGATTTGGAACCGGTTCTGCGTGTAGAACGCAATGATATCGACAAGCGCAAAGTCGGCTTCAGACTGGCTTTCGTAATAGGTATCGTAGCGCCCTTCATAAAGGTCACGCGCCTTATCACCGTTCACCGCCTCGAACATGCGCGACATAACGGTTGCGTCGTCTTCGCGTTCAGGCTGATCGGTTTGATTGTCGTGAATGTCGGCGGGACCGCCCATTTCGTTATAGAGAAGCTGAAGTGCTTCGCCATGCTCGTTGATCGGAAGATCACGATAAACGTTGCCGGTCATCGTAAAGAACCGCTCATGCGGATAGATTTCGATCTTCGAACGACGCCGACCGCGATCAACCTTGCCTTTCACGATGATGTGAATGCCGGTGCCGCTAGGGCTTAGTTCGGTGTACGATTGGAAGACTTCGAATATCTTCAACTGCCGCTGATACGCAGTCTGATCGCCTTCCGTATCGTCAAGATCGATGCCGCTATATTCGTCATCGCGCGTGAACACGAAGCCAATACCGTTCCATTGGCCTTTCGCTTGCTCGAATTCGGCAACAGCTTCGTCGAACGTTGCCCAGGTCGCAGGCTTTTGAACGTCGGCATGTGTCTTGAACAAAGGCGAGTAAGGAACCTTCGTTGGTTTCTTACCTTCGCTTTCTTCGTAACGCCAAACGATCCATTGAACCAAAGCTTTCAGTTCGTCCGGTATTCTATGAAACGTATGCGTCACGCTTACTTGCCCACATTCGAGAGATAGTCATGCAGCTTCTGAACGTAGCAGACGCCGGGGTTAGGAAACTTTCGCGCTGCGAAGCGTGAAATCCAGGCAACCGAAATCCCGGTTTGCTTGGCCATTTCGCTGTAAGTGATTGATCGCGGCGCACTATCCACAAGGATTAGTGTCCGCTCTAGCAGCGGCGCACAAGATACGGTGTTCTTCACGAATAGCCCTTCGGTATAGGTGCCGGGACCCTAAAGGCGTAGAAATCTTTGCGCAACAGCAAAGAATGGCTTGACCGAAGATCGTTCCCGGCGCACAAGAGCCGAGCCGATCGGTTCGGTTCTTCTCTCTTAAAGGGGGTTGGAAAGTCTAACGAACCGATCGGCAACCGGGCGAAATCAAGGAAGGACATTGTATTATGGGTTGGCCGCAGAACACTCCCGATCCCGTTACAACGTGGAATGTCGAAGACGCGAACTATAAGCCGCAACTCGACAACCCTGCATGGCTTGCCAAGCGTGACGAACTCTTGAAGGCGTGGAACGACGCGCAAGACACGCTGGCGAAGGCCAAGGAAACCGAAATGACCGCGCGCAAGGCTGCGCAGGCTTTTTCGTTCGGACCTTCGGCGAAGGAAGGTATGAACAATCAAGAGTTGAACAACGGCTATACGCTGAAGTTCGGCAAGAAGCTGAACACCACTATTACCGCGACGAACGATCAGGTCGACGAAGCCGAAGACAAGGCCGAAGAACTCGGCGATCGCGGCAAGCTGCTGTTCGAACGGTGCATCAAGTGGACGCCCGAATTCGTGAAGAGCGAGTTCAAGAAGCTGGATGCCGCCGACCCTATCGACAAGAAGGTCAAGGCCCTTGTCGAAGGCTTGGTTACGACGAAGGAAGCAACGGGTTCGCTCGAAATCAAGGCTCCCAAGGCTGGCCTTAACGGCTAAGCTACGGGTCGCAAGGGCTGGCTTCAAGCGCGTTGCTCATTCGCGTTAGAAGTCGACGAACTGCGCTAGCATACCGCAGGCCAACGTATGCTGCTTTCGAGGATAGATCATGTCGCTTCCTGAAATCGAAGACCTAAACGAAATGGCGCAACTGATAGGCGGCAAGGACTTCCATCAGCTAGGCCCTCAAACCCGCGAACGAATTGTCGAACTAACGAACCAAAATTATATCGTCGATATCCTTGCCGAAATGCGCGACGAAGCTAAGGAAGCTTCAAGAGCGCTAGGCAATATTGAAGAATGGTTCGAGCGATCCGACAATTACGACAAATATCTAGCGAATGGAAAGTGAAGCTATGACGAACCCCTTCGCAGCAATGGGCATCGGGCAGCAAACCCAGGGTAACAACCCGTTCGGCTCAAGCATCGGAAGCGACAGCAACTTCCTTAGCAACGTGTCCGAAGGCGTCTCATTCATGGGGCAGCGCATTGTTGTTTCGGGTGTCGAGAAGATCGGCAAGACGACACTGGCTTGCAACGCACCCAAGACGTTGCTTGTGCCGCTCGAAATCGGTTACGCTGCGATGAACGTTGCGAAAACCCCGATGCTGAACACCTTCGAAGAAGTCATGGCTCTTGTGCGCGAAGTGAAGAGCGCGGCACAGGCTGGAACGTTCCGCTTTGCAACCCTGGCTTTCGACAGTGCTTCAGCGCTCGAACGCATGATACACGATAGCGTGTTGCGTCGCGATCCGAAGTTCAGTCAAAAGAACGCAACTGCGCTTACGATGGAAGCGGCGCTAGGCGGCTACGGTAAAGCCTATCAGTTCGCCAACGAACTGTTCGCCGACTTCCTTCGCGAGTGTGACGAACTCGCACTCTACGGCGGTATCAACATCATCATTACGTGCCACGTCTTCGCTGCCAAGGTCATCGATCCAGCGCACGGCGAATACGATACTTGGGATTTGCTGCTGCATTCGCCGAAGAACCAAAAGAACTACGGCAAGCGCGAAATGATTACGCAATGGGCCGATATGGTCGGGTTCTTGCACGAACCGCTGTTCATTACCAAGGGCGAAGGCGAAGCGCTCGCCAAGGCCAATTCGATGAACCAAGGGCGTGTCATGGGCGTGGATCGCCGACCGTCCTATGTCGCAGGCAACCGCTACGGCATTTCAGGGACGATCCCTGTTCCGTCCGAAAACGGCTGGAACCGAATTGCCGATGCGATCTACAAATCGCGCGGTATCGACATTTACAATCGCGATGTTCCGTTCGTCTAATGTGGGCAATCCGTATATGTCGCGATGCGGAACAGTGTTCAATGATGACGAGGAAGCGAAGCTAGTCGACAAGATTGATAAGCTTCGCAAACTCGGCACGAACAACAGCAACTTTAACGAAATGACTTCAGCATTCGCTAAGGTCAAAGAATTGGAGGATAAGCTAGAAGAGATAAGGGCAGGGCGAAGGCGAGTATTTGAAGAACAAGAGCGCATTCGTATTGACGAACAAATCGTTATCGTCGACAAGTTAGCGCAGCGGTTCTATAATCTCTCGAACGCTCTTCAAGACGTTGCGAATAAGTGCCGTAAGAATAACTCAATTAAAGGACTAGACGAAATGGTTGCATATGCGTTCAACGCTACCGCTTACGATCCGACCTTTGCAGGCGGTGGCGGTCTTCCGGCTGGCAAGCATCCGGTGACGGTCACGAACGGCAAGCTTACGCCGACGAAGAACAATGACGGCGGGATGATGATCCTTACCCTAACCGCCTACGATGGCCCTAACAAGGGCGCATCCATGGACTTGCGTCTGAACTTGCACAACAAGTCGGCGGTCGCTGTCGAAATCGCCAATAGACAGCTTGCCGCTGTTTGCGCTTGCGTCGGCGTTCCCGGTTTCCAGCAAACCGAAGAACTCTACAACAAGCCGTTTATTGTCGAAGTTGCTCCGCAAAAGGACAATCCGCAGTACACCGAGATCGTCAACGTGTACGACGTGAACGGCAACGAACCGGGCAAGGCTGGAAGCGGGCCCATGCAGGGACAGACGACGCAGAACGGCGGCTTTCCGAACAACGGCGGTGGCGGGTTCCCGAACGGCCAGCAGAACGGCGGCGGTGGCTTCCCCGATCCGAACGCGAACGGTGGCCAGCAGCAGAACACCGGCCAGGGCGGCGGCTTCCCGCAGACGCAGGACAACGGCCAGCAGCAGAACGGCCAAGGTGCCCAGGGTGCGCAGGGCAACGCGTGGGGCCAGAACACCGGCCAGGGTGGCCAGGGCACGCAGCAGCAGGGCGGCGGCGCTGGATGGGCGCAGGGCGGGCAGAGTGCCCAGGGCGGCGCAACTGGCGGCGGCACGCCGGGTTGGGGCCAGCGCTAACCGAAATCCACGCAAGAACGTAATAGTTCGAAGAGCGTGCATTAGGGCGGCGGTGTCGAAACCGTCGCCCTTTTTATCTAAGGCTGTTGAATGTTCCTTGATTTATCTTCCCACATTATTCGCGAGCAACTCGCCAGGACGATCAGCAAGGACGTTGACGCCGAATGCTTAACGGCTTTTGCCGAAGCGCCCCGAACTCACTTAGGCGCGTCCATCATCGGGCGCGATTGCTGGCGTTATAGCTGGAACGTATTTCGTTGGCTGAAGCAAGAGCCGTTCAAGGCTCGAATGCTTCGCCTCTTTAATCGCGGTCACTTGGAAGAAGCGCGTTTCGTCGCGAGATTGCAAGGTATTGGCTGCGAAGTTTACGAAGCGGACCCTGCAACCGGCAAGCAATTTCGAATGGCGTCAAGCGGCGGTCATTATGGCGGCTCATTGGACGCGCTTGTAAAGCTGCCTGAACGCTACAACTATGCCGATTGGCTGATTGGCGAATTCAAGACGCATAACGAAAAGTCCTACACGAAGCTTGCAGGCAAAGTCGTTTCGAAGACGCCAGACATTGTTAGGTCTAATCCGGCTGGCGTCAAGAAAGCGAAGCCCGAACACTTCCGCCAAATGTCGCAATATGGATATTCGCGAGGGATCAAGTTCGGCATTTATTGCGCCGTGAACAAGGATACCGACGAACTCTATTTCGAAATCGTCGAACTTGATTGGAACGACGCGGCCTATCAACTCCACAAGGCCGAAAAGATCATTCTTTCCCAGGTTCCGCCGCCGAAGATCGCCGAAAGCGTATCCTACTTCGATTGCAAGTATTGCCACTTCGCAGGCATTTGCCACGCAGGACAGGTTGCTGAAAAGAACTGTCGAAGCTGCAACATGGCAGTTCCCCAAGACGGCAAGACTTGGTATTGCAACTATCACAACGCAACAATACCGGACGGTGTGATTGCGACCGGTTGCGATAATTGGTATTCGATAGTCTGATGCCGTACGAAGAACGATGGTATATTGAAGAAGCGTTGAACGCAACGTTCGACTACTTCGACAAGAAAGGCGGGACAAATCGCGATGGTTCGCCCGTTAAAGCGAACCCTGTTGTTGCGTTGCCGACAGGAACTGGAAAGTCGTATTGGGTCGCCGAATTCAATCGTCGCGCTCTGCTGCGCTTTCCGCAGACACGCATTATCAACGCAACGCACGATCAGAACATCATTGGGCAGAACGTCGAAAGAATGCGAGACGTTTGGCCGGATGCACCGTTAGGAATTCATAGCGCGGGACTTGGCGAACGTGTCACCGATGCTCCGCTAATCTTCGGCGGTATAAAGTCGATGGTGAAGCATGGCGGCGCGTTCGGCTACCGCGATCTTTGCGTTATCGACGAAGCACACCTAGTTTCACCTAACGCCGAAACTCAATATCAAGAGTTTCTAACCGCGCTCACAATGCTAAATCCCTATCTTAAGATTGTTCTTCTATCGGCAACACCTTACCGAATGGGTCTAGGTCATCTAACGAACGGCAACATTGCAACCGATGTTGCTTACAACCTATGCACGCTTGAAGGCTTCAACCGGCTTATTGCCGAAGGCTACCTTTCGCCGGTCATATCCAAGAAGACTGCAACCGAATTACCGCTAACTGGCGTCGGTATCTCGGCGTCGACCGGAGATTTCAACGAAAGCGCGCTAAATCGCGCAATCAATAACAGCGCAATCACGTACTCGGCACTTCAGGAAGTCGTGAACTACGGTTACGAACGCCGTTCTTGGATGATCTTCGCTGCAAGCATCGAACACGCCGAGAATATCGCGCTAATGCTTCGCGGCTCTTTCGGTGTTCCTGTCGCAGCCGTGCATTCGAAGATGCCGCGCAAGGAAGTCGAAGCGGTATTAGCAGCGTTCAAGCGCGGCGAACTTCGGTGTATCGTCAACAAAGACATTTTGACAACTGGCTTCGATCACCCGCCGATTGATCTTATCGCCATGCTTCGCCCTACGCTTAGCACTGGCCTTTGGGTTCAGATGGTAGGGCGTGGAATGCGGCCTTTCGATTGGTTTCGTCTATCGCTGAAGCAACAGACTATTTATCGAGCATTCTACGGCTTCGTTAAGCAAAATTGCCTGATCTTGGATTTTGCAGGGAATACGCAACGACTAGGCCCGGTCAACGATCCTGTTATCCCTCGCGCCAAAGGTGACGGCAAGCCAGGGGATGCCGCCGTTAAGTTGTGCGATCAGTGCGGCACTTACAATCACGCTTCGCGCCGTACTTGCGAGGGTTGCGGTAAAGAGTTCGACATTGCCTATCGGTTCGAGCCGAACATTGACAACGTTGCAGACGACGCGGAAGTTCTTCGCTCCACTCTGCCGCAAGTCGAGTGGCTTGACGTTCAGCGTGTAGTCTACGATCGCCATACGGCCAAGTCGGGTTCAATCTCCGTCAAGGCGGCATATTATTGCGGGTTGCGAACGTTCTACGAATATATCAAGTTCGAAGACGCAAAGCCGTTTGCCATTCACAAAGCGCACGATTGGCTAAGGCAGCGTACCGTTTACGCCGAAGAGGCAATCGCCCATATGGATAGCGAATTCATGGAAGGGCAGCGCAACGATTACGTGCTAAGCGGTTCGGGATCGTTTAGAATACCTAAGAAGATACGCGTTTGGCTTAACCGTCCTGAAGGCCCAGCAATCGAAGGATACGAATTCTAATGGCTGTAGAGAAGTTAGACCGGCTTGCGGCTATTCATTCGGTTGCTGAAGTGATGAACGACGCGATAATTCGAGCGCTTGAGGAATGCACGCGAACCTGTCTCAATTGCGAGCATTTCAAATGGGAGGGCGAACAATGTGGGCTAAACGGTATGGTTCCGCCGCCTTCGATTGCAGCACGCGGTTGCGAATGTCATCAGGACTTCGTACCGTTTTAAGAAGAAGGACTTACTATGGCATGGGGTAAACCACAAACCGGAACCGGCTTTACGCCGACCGAAGACAAGCCCGATACTAGCGGCAAGCCCGCACGTACGTCTAACCCGAAGAAGAAGCCTCGCAAGGCAGCGCAAGGGCTCTATGATGCTCTTACGTTCATCGAACCTGCGACTAACGATCTAGTCGAATACCAAGAATACGTTCGTTTGTCGAACCGTTGGGCAGTCGCATTCGACGGGCAACTTGCTATGGGCTATCCGATCGAAGAAGAGCTATCGCTATGCCCACATTTGGGGCGGCTCAAAACGGCTATCGACAAGGCGGGCGCAACGATATCGATCGCGGCAACCGATAACGGGCGCTTGAGCGTAGCGGGTGAAAAGCTTCGCGCTGTCGTGCCCTGTCTGCCGCCTGAACGCTATCCGCCAGTTATGCCCGATCAGAACATTGCTGTTCTTACCGGCGCGATCAACGATGGCTTTCAGCACGTTACCGCACTAGCGAAAGACGAAGCCGATCGCATTGTTGAAGCGTCGATCTTGCTGCGTGCGAATACGATGGTCGGAACGAACGGGTCGCTTATTCTCGAATACTGGCATGGCATCGATCTTCCGCCAGGACTTGCGATCCCGCAACGTGCGGCTAAGGCAATCGCAAAGTCGCCGAAAGCTTGCATCGGGTTCGGCTTCGATTGGGGTCGCTCGGCAACGTTCTATTTCGAGGGCGGGGCGTGGCTGAAGACGCAGCTTTACGATGAAGCATGGCCCGAAATCGATGGCATTCTAAACGTCGAATGCTTCAATTATGCGCCGTTGCCTGATGGCTTTTTCGATGGTCTAGCCGCAATCGAGAAGTTCAGCGAAGACAAGACTTGCCACTTCGCAGACGATAAGCTTCGTTCGACCTATGCAAGCGCAATGAACGACAGCGCTCAAGAACTCGTTTATGGTGCGACCTACGACATTCCCGGCTTAGTTGGGAAACATGCGTTTAGTACCGACTTGCTAAAGCTTGCAAAGCCTGCGATGGCGAACGTCGACTATGTGACGCACGATGACCGCGCGGTGTTCTACAACCTTGACGCGAACTTGCGCGGTGTACTGATGAAGAAGGTTGCAGCGTAACAATGTTCTTCGATGACGAAGACGACAGGTGGCAACCGAAGCGCATTGCGCAAAAGGTCCATTCCGGCGAACTGAAACAGCTTTACTATGCGCCTAAGCCACGCAAGTTCGTCGCGGACCCTTTCACGTTGCCGCCAGGGTCCGATGTGATCTTAGACGTAGAATGCTTCAAGAATTACTTCGAAGTTGGCTTTAAGCATGTCGATACCGGGCAATACTTCTTTGCCGAAATGACGCCTGGAAAGTTGTTCCCTTCCGATCTTGTTCGTCGCGCAATGTGGCATTTCAAGACACTAGGGTTCAACTCTCTAGGTTATGACATTCCTGTAATTCAAGCCGCAATCGAGGGTGCAGACTGCTATCAGCTTAAGGAACTGACTAACGAAATCATTGTTGAAGGTGAACGGAAGAACCTTCGCGAAATGCCGTACAATCACGTCGACTTGATCCAAGTCGCACCGTTGGAGGGCTCGCTTAAGCTATATGCTGCAAGACTTCATTGCAAGCGTATGCAAGAGTTGGCGATTGACGTTGACAAGTGGCTTACGCCTGAAGATATCGAAAACGTTCGCGAATACAACTTCAACGATCTCGATAACACCGAATTAATCTACACCGATCCGAAGTACGGTTTGAAGCCGCATATCGAGTTGCGCGAACGGCTCGGCTTGGAAGTTGGCGAAGACCTTCGTTCTAAGTCCGACGCTCAAGTCGGCGAAGCATTTATCAATGCCAAGCTGAAAGAGATTACGGGCAAGTTTCCGAAGAAGCCCGGTTTCGATCCCGACTTCTCGTTCTACTATCAGCCGCCCGAATGGCTGTCCTTCGATCACCCGGCGCTAAAGCACGCCCTTGACGTTGTTCGCCGCGTTCCGTTCAAGCTGGATGCTTCCGGCGCTCCGATCATGCCTGCCGAACTCGCTACGCTTTCAATCAAGCTTGGCGGTTCGCTCTACAAAATGGGCATGGGCGGATTGCATTCGAGCGAGAAGGTTACAGCGCACAAAGCGGACGAAGAAACCGACTTGATCGATCGTGACGTTGTTTCTTTCTATCCGCGTTTGATTATCAATTCGGGCTTCTTTCCTAAGCATCTTGGCGAAGTCTTTATCAATATCTTTCGCGACGATCTAGTCGACAGGCGCATTGCACTAAAGAGGGCGAAGGATAAGCTAGAAGCCGGTTTGAAGATCGCTATCAACGGCATCTTCGGCAAACTCGGCTCGCACTATTCGACGATCTTTTCGCCAGACTTGCTTATTCAGGTCACTATCACCGGGCAGCTTGTCATCCTGAAGCTGATCGAAATGATAGAGAATGTGGGCATTCCGATTGTCTCGGCTAATACCGATGGCGTCATTATCAAAGCGCGCAAGGGTTCGCATAATATACTTGCGGATGCAATTGCACGTTGGGAACGGATAACCGGTTTCGAGACGGAAGAAACTCGCTATGCGGCTGTTTATTCGCGAGACGTAAATAACTACATTGCTATCAAGGAAGACGGTTCGGCTAAGGCTAAAGGCACTTATTCGGAACGCGGTTCGGCTCAAAACTCTACAATGTCCAAGAACCCTGAACACCTGATTTGTTCGGACGCTGTTACGGCTCTTCTCACTAAGAACATTGATGTTGAAGATACGGTAAGGAACTGCACAGATATTCGGCGCTTCGTCTCGGTTCGCAAGGTGAACGGCGGCGCGCACAAAGAAGGTTGGTTTCTCGGCAAGGTTGTTCGCTGGTATTACGCCAAGGGCATTAGCGGAACAATCAACTACATAAATAGCGGCAACATGGTTCCGAAGACTGAAGGCGCTAAACCTTGTATGGAACTGCCGACTTTGCTTCCCGACGATATTGACTACGATTGGTATATTCGCAAAGCTTACGGAATGCTTCGCGATCTCGGCTATTACGGCAATAAGCCGGTTCAGCAGACGTTTTTCTAAGGCAAGACGGAAAAAGGGACCGAACCTTTCGGATCGATCCCTTTCCTGTTTTCCGTCGATCTAGCTAACGCTGGCTCGGTCGGATCACCCGTTGCAAATCCTAAATGCCCACATTGGGCGGCGCTGTCAAGTCACAGTGCGCCGTAAGCGGTCAATATCCAGCCGTTGCTTGTCGCGTCGAACTGAACGTCGCACCACGTATTTTGCGCAAGCGCTTTGAGCGATCCGACATTCAGATTGAAAGCCCCGCCGCCTGTACGAACAACGCGGAACTTTGCGCCTTCTTGAATTCCTCCCGAAACGTCCAAAGTAAGCGTTCGATCGGCGGTTAAGGTTCCAGTGTGCCGAACCGTTTCCTTCGTTGCTCCAAAAGTCAAATTAGCGTTTGCATTCGAACTGATAGTCGTTACGCCGACTGCGCCCAAACTCGGCGTAACCTGCGCAGCGTAACGGGGGTTCGTTAAGGTTATACTCGCAACGTTTGTTGGACTGCTATAAGTCCATCTTGGAACTTCCCAGGCTTTTGTCCAAAAGGTTCCATTGTCCGAATATGCAACATATCCCCCAACAGGCCTTTCGTTTTGAAGTGTAGTCCCGACCTGAATAACAACTTCGTTTATCGAAACGGCGTTACCCGAACCGAAGTCATAACCGGCGTAATTAGTGCCGCCCTGTTCGTTATTGCTTTCCCAAAAGGTTCCGCTGTTACCGTCGAACAGACGGGTTGCCGGGTTATCAGTGCTGTAAGTGCTACTTACTTTAGCAGTTCCACCTAGAATTCTAGGCCCGTTGGGTGTTCCACGAAATGTAAGTTCGTGAATTGTTGTGAAGTTTCCGGTTTCATTAGTGTCTTGCCATGCTGTTGGAAAAAACGCCCAATAGCGATGCGCGCCGAAAGGAGCGGGACCGATAGGAGGATTATTGACAAGTTCGTATCCCGAACCGTCTTGCTTTGATCTAAGTGATTGGCCTGGATTTGTCGCTGGATCGGGCAAAGAGTTGGACCCGCCACCCGTTGTCCAATCTGGCGAAGTCAACGTATGCTTAAGCGAACTAGAATAGTTCAGGCCTGAAAAAGACCAAGCCGGAGACCAACTATTATCCGCGTTCTGAAATTCCACGGTGCCAGCCACAGGACGTTCGTTCGGGAAAGTCGTAGAGTCCACTTCAATTTCAATCTCGGCAAGGGCTTTTGCCGTAAAGAACTCAAGCCCTATTGTCTTTCCGGGGGCGTTCTCGCCACCACTTCCTCCACTTTCCCAACCTGTAGCCATGTTGTTATCGAAGGCTTTAGGTGCGTTGTTGGCGTTATCGACCGCGAAAGGAGTACCTGTTAGATTAGTTCCTCCGGGGGTTTCGCGAAAACGAAGTTCGTTAATCCACATGTAAGCCAAGCCGGCTGCGGATTGCGTGAAACGAACTCGCCACTTCTTGTGCGAACCATAAGGAACTGAACCTTCGTTGCCGCCACCGCCGCCACCGCCACCGCCGCTAGATTGATTTATCCAACCCGCGTCCCCGTCGTCATCCGATAGCTTGCCTAGAACCTGCCCTGTCGTGCCGCCAGGGGGCAGCGTGTCGCCGCCAGTAGCCAAAGGTGCCCAGGCACCGGCCTGGAAGGCAAGGAACACGTCTGCGCCGCGATCGTAGATCAGCCAGCCCTCGACAGGTGAATACTCGACCCATGCCCCTTCCACGCGAGCAGCAACCTTGCCGCTTGTCGTGTTGATGTAGGTATCGCCATCTGTAGGCGAACCGGGATAGTCAGCTACGCGACCCAACACCCCGCCTTGCGTCAAGATCGAAAGCTTGAGCAAGTTCGCCGACATGTCAGCGCCCCAACCGCCTTCGCCTGGATTGTAACCGCCCTTTAGCCCAAGGTTCGGATAAGTTTTAGCGGCCATTTAACGAACTCCAATTAGGTAACAACGAAGGACAAAGCTTCAGGGGCGCTTGCTGTATTCATAGCGCGAGTATTTGAAACAAGAACAACCCATGTTCCTTCGCCAGCGGGCAATTCGTTTGTATCGAAGATCAAATGATCGGAAGACGGCAAGTTCAGCGTTGGACCGACTTCAACAGCCGAATACATCGGAAGTTCTAAGTTGGATACTCGCGCAACCGTAACCATAATGCTATAGCTGTCGACAATGCCGCTAACCGCAAACGTCAAATCGTAAGCACCATCGACAACTGCCCAAGCGAACGCCGAAATCGCAGTATCGGTTCCCCCTTCGTAATCGAACCATTGCGAAGTAAAGTTGAACGTCGAAGGCGATGCAACCGTGATTGTCTGTTGTTCAGGCAAAGCGAAGCTTCGCGTCATTGCTTGGCTGAACTCTGCTGTAGAACCGGGCATCGTGTTATCACCGCTCCAATCACCGTCCCAATTATAGCCCCAACCGCTACCGATGGCCATTGGCATAGGCGCAGCAGCGTAAGAAAGAAGGCCGTCCCGCTTGGCGTAGATCAGAACAACGCCGGTTCCCTCGACAGCGCCAGTTTCCCAAACGTAAGGCAGGGCCACGTCATCGGCAATTAATGTGGGCACGCCATCCTTTTCGAACATGATCCGATAAAGCGTACCGTTTTCAGCCGTAACCGCCGCATCATCTTCGAACCATACTTCAGTCGTGCTAAAGCGATTACGCGAACGTGCGTTTAGCGTAATGCTTGAATTCTGATTGAAAATTTGATTGGGATTTCTTGAACCGTTTGCTGTAACGTAGTCGGGCGCGATTGGGCGTTCGATCCTGCTAACGTTCTGATAATTTATTAGAGTTGCGCCAGCTTTTTGGCCACTTCCGGTTGCGGTGTTGTCAAGGAAATAGATCGTATCGGTATCGCCGTTCAGCGTATCACTTTCAAAGAAGTTCTCTTGACCTTCGAAGAAGTAAACTTGATCGTCAATCGAATGCGCGAACCAACCCGTATCGAGCAAAGCACGATGGATATTGTTAAGCGTAAACGTGCCATCGTTGTTCGCCGCATAGCTTTCGTAATTTAGCAGTTCGTCGCCGATCATTATCATGCCGCCACCCATTCGCGGCGTACCGCCAGGATCAAGCAAGTCTGAACTCGACATATCTTTGACGATCAACGAAGCAAACGAACCGGTAAGGAAACCGTCAAATCTGCCCACATTGGACGCCAGCTTGCCGCGCACCGCGTAGGGCGACAGGTCAAGAACTTCCACGTCTTCGGACGTGTCGACAACGTAAGCGTCGAAGCCGTTCGTATAGCTTGACGGTGCGTTCACGAAGGCTGCAAGGCGAGTGTAACCGGCTCGCATTTCGAGCCCTGCGTTATATGCAAGCCAGTAGGGAAGTTCGAACAGCTTCCACAACGTAATCTTTTGCGGTTCGTAATCGGCGGGAACGTATTCGCTGTTCGCAGGCGGGGCGATAACCGTCGCGTCAACCGCAAATTCATCTTGTATTGCAGTAAACGTTATCTTTCCATCTTCAAGAGTGCCGAGTCCGATCTTGCGAACTCGCATGACAATCTGTTCGATGTTATATTCTGGCCAATGCCAAACGAACGCAGCACCGGGCATCATGCCGGAAACAATTCGATTTAGCGTGAATTCTGCCGAGAACAACGGAATGTTCAAGTTGGACAGTTCCCGCGCTGCGATAGCTTGTGCAAGTTCGGCGGTCATGACACCGGGCATTGCGATCTCGATAGGGCTTTCCTTGCCCTGGAAGCGCAAAAGGGAACTGTCCTTCTCTTGCGCAACCTTATCTTTCGCGTAGTTCTCCGCGCGCGACGTGTACTTAACACGAACGACGTTGTTAGTTTCGCTCCAAAGCTTCTTAGTATAGTTGCGAACTTCTACAATTTCAGACGGCGTTAGAACCGGCAAGTCTTCGATTTCGTAGTCGTTCCGAAGAAGCTTGATTTCGACAAGCCCGCCATTCACTTGGTTTTCATAGATGATCGCGTTAATCTGCCGAAGGATCGTACGGAAGATATCTTTCGCATCCGAAGATGACGTAACTTGCAGCGAAATGCCGTTACCTTCGTCAAAGATAACACGCGCAATTCCTTTCCACATGTCGAAATTGATACGATCGCTTGAGTAACCAAGCGCGCCCCATTCTTCTAAAAAAATATCATAGAGAACTTCAACGGGATTGGCATCCAATCCGTTGCTCATCATGTATGCGCAATCGGGATCATCGCCGAGAAGACGCTTGGGCAAGAAAGAAGCTTCAACCGAAACAGCGTCAATTCCTGCCGAGTTGCCCCAATAGAAGTTTCTGAACACCATATGCGCAACACCGACGTAAGCCGGATACTTTGGCGAAAGGTTCGAAACTAGATAGGCGTCTGCGTCCTGTTCAAAGCTGCCCCCATAAGCTGCAATCGTCCCCGAAATGCCGCCCCGCGAAGTCTTGTCTTTGCCGTATAATTCAGGAAGGTTGATATTGATAATGTTCGAAGAAGGCTTGTCGTAAAGGCATCCGGCCCAAACTTGGCTCTTGCCGAAGTAGATGCGACGAAAGATCACCCCAGGGCCAAGTGCCCACACTAAGTCGAGCGTGGCGAAGTATTGAAAGCCAACCGTAACCTTCTTCGACGAAAAGATGCCGGTCTTTTGCTTTTGCTTGATCGGCTTTGCGGTGTAGCCGTGAAGTGCAACCGTGTTTGGAGAATTCAGCAGTACGGTTCCCCAAAACTTAGGGACCGGATCGCCTTCTTTAGAACGCGGTGCGTTGAACTGATCTAAGCCTTGAGACTTCGCGTTCTCGGTTTTGACCTTAGACGGAATTAGAAGGCCGACAACGAACGAAACAACGACAAGAGCAATAAGGAACCACATCAGCCGACATACCCTGGATCATTGTAATTCGGGAAGAAGTTGAAGACCATTTGTTCAGGGAACAAGCCGTACAAACCAAGCACGATACCGCCTGCGACAACGCCCGGTGCCCCGTTTGCCGCGCTAACCGCAACTGGCGGGCAAAGTCTCGGCGTTGGCCAGCCGGGACCCTGCACATATAGCTGATAGAAACTCCACCTGTTTTCCGTAACGGGGTCTTCGGTTGCAGGACAATCGCCAGTGCCTTGCCCCTGAATTGTCAGTCTAACATACTGCTGAACAATATTTTCAGGTTCGACATTCCAACGGAACGTACCGTAACGCTTGCCGGTTATAGGATCGTTGCAAACGAATTCGACGAATTCCATTTCCCCTGTCGTATCTGCGGCCATAACGAAGCCGTTGAAATGACCGCCCAACTGGCCTTCATATGGATTGTTGACAGCGGTGAATTCGTAATGCTCGAATCCTGGCATACATTGCGGCAAGCAAGGCTCCCCGCCGTACTTCTTGCCGGGTTCAAGCGTGCTTTCGAAAACGTTGTCGTTCGGAATAAACGGAAACCCGCCGAAGCGCTTGGTATTGGCGAAACGAGTATCGCAATCACCTGCCCAGGCAAGGTCGCAACCGGCTGCAAGAATTATCGCATCCTCAACGTTCGCTTGTGAGAAAGGATAATTGATTGTTAGTTCGTTTCCGTCTTGCTCGACAATCATCCGTCTTTCGCCCGAAGGCAAAATTGCATCGCCGCCCTTAAGCTTGCCGTTAAGATTGCTATCGACAGCTTGAACAGATATGCGCTTACCGGATATTGATGTTATCGAAGTGGTATCGCTCCAATCCTCGAACTTTATATCGCAACGCGCGTCATACAATGCATGGTTGCACTGTGACTGAAAGAAGACGTTGGGAAGATCGGTGTTCAGTGCAGCAGCAAGACGAGCCGGAACGCGGATGGTCGCAACACCGCGAACAACCGAAATGTTCTCAACATCGCCGTTCCAATAACGAATGAAATCGAGATTGTGAGTTCGAAAGATTGTGAGTTCGAGCGAGGGCGGCGCAATCTGAAAGCCGTAGATCGAAACAAGATCGGTCTTAACCGGCAAGTCGATTGTGACTTCGCCGTTATCATCGTTCTGCGTCGTTTGATTCACCGCCGACCGCTTCATTGCGATTGGCAAATAGTCGTAGGGTTGGGTTTCGTCGTCGGCTTGGAAGCTGATCTTGCGCGGCGCAGTCGTATATCGAAACGTCGTATAAGTTCCGGCGTAACGATAGAGTTCTACCGGCTTGCCGTTGTGCGTCGACTGTTCGGCGTCAAGATAAGTCATTCTACAACCGTCCGAACGTTGATCGATATATCTGAAACGACACCGGAATGTGTCAGCGTAACCGTATCATCAGCAATACGATACTTCAATAAGAAAGCAATTTTTGCGGTTTCCCAATTGCCGGACGGCAAAGGCGGATCAATATCGATCGTGTCTTCATCCCTGAAGTTTACGGAAACGCTAGTTACTTCAGCAAAATGCTGAAGACCTTCGTCGGTATAAAAAAGTACGTTTCTGAAAATTTCATAAGGATAGAAGTTATCGCTGTATTCGGTATCTTTTAGAATAATCCTGCTTGCGCCTGAACTTAGACTTTCCGGCAATGCTTCCAAATCGTTTCGATATTGCGCAGCGTAGAACGGATTAACCGAGCCTAAGCAATAGTCAAAGAACGTAAGCCAATGGAACCAATCTTCGACATTGGCGATACGATCAGACTGATAGTTCAGAGAACCCGACCATTGCGGAATAAGCCAGGGCGATCGAAGATCGGCCATACCGCCGTAGTCGGTTGCTTCCATGCCGGTGTTCAGGCTTTGCGTGTACTCGTTGCCGCGCGGACGACGGTTCAACACGGGCAGGCCGTTAAACTGCGGCAACGCAACCTTGTCAGCTTGAGCAATGAAAGGGTCTTGCGGCAATACTTCGATAAAGTCAAACGATGCATCACCCGCCTTATTGTGGGCAGTTCTCTTTAGGCTCGGCTGTCCATTTGCATAGACGCTTCGGATCGGCATAATTAGCGCACGCTGGGAATAAGCGTTCGCCAAGGCAACGGTTATCGTAACGTGATCGGTAAGAACTTGGTTCACAATTCGGATTTCGAACTTATCACCTTCCACGATCAGCAGTTTGCCACCTTGACGGAAATTCGATCGCCGAGTGTTGCAGTAGATCGCAAGATCACCAATCGCAGCCGAACGCTTATGAACAACTTGATTGTGCCAAATTGGCCAATCGAAACCCTTAGCGAACTTGTTGAACATTGTCGCAAGATGCTGGCGAATACTTGCTTCAGTGCTGAATACGAACGTCCCCGAAAAGTTCGCCTTGGGCAAAGACGTTAGCGAAAAACGCTGTTCGCTTCCGTCATCCGACGTGATCTTATCCGAAACCCAAACTAGCTTTTCAACGATCGGGGTTTCGGGTTGCTGTATCAAGGTTGGATAAGCTGTCATTGTGCGCTACCTAGAATAGCTGCGTAGTCACTTGCGTTGCGACGAATAATGTTTGTCATGATGATATCGCCTTCATCGCTGTCAAAGGCAGCAAGGAAAGACTTTTCATCGAACAAGTTGATGGACTTAACGCTAACCGGCGTCGGTCCTGCCGAAGTTCCGTTATCGTTTGCACGTTGCTGTGCTGCGGTTTCAATGGTTACGCGTTCGCCGCGAGTAACGTTCATGTTGATGTTGTTTGCGTCGACACCTGAACGCCCGTCCACCATGAACTGTCCACCGCCTTGGAAGCTGCCCACATTGGTTGACAGTATCTTCGACACGTTCATTCCGGTTTGCATACCGACAACAGCGGCCATCGCGAAGTTCAGCGGCGGCGGGGCGCTTGCCAGGGCCTTTTGCACGGCTGCATAGCCGTCGATTAGCGCTTGAGCGACAGCAGCAGCCTTGCCGATCGCAGCCAGCTTCTTATTGCCGGATTGCGACAGGTTCGCCAACTGCCCGAACATTGAAGAGTAGTTCGACAGGCGCATTTCGTTGAACTTAGCGTCAAGCGCATACTTAGCTTGTGCGCGCTGGGCTTCGCTCAAGTTGAACTCATCTGCCATACGATTAAGTTCATCGTAATACGCTTGCTTGTTCGCCAACATGGTGGCGTTTTCGCTTATCGGGCTTACGATAGCGCCAACAGTGTTCGTTATCGTCTGCGATGCACGCAAGGCATCATTGCGCTTAATCAGCGCTGCGGCCTGTTCGTTGATCTTGCCAGTCTCGGCGTCGTACAGCGGAATACCCTGCGCCTTCAGCGCAACGCGAATTTGCTCAAGATAGTTCGCCTGTTCGAGCGCAACCCCGTACTTGCCGTTAGCCCGTTCAGCAGCGGCGACAGCTTCTTCCATAGCGTTAAGCGGGTTCGTAGCCTGCCGATACGCTTCGGTTGCCTTGTTCAATTCGCGATTGTAAGTATCAAGCCTGATCGCCCCTCTGTCGTACAAATCCGTAGCGGCTTCGACACTGGCGTTCAGCGTTCGTTGCGGCGCAACGCTGGCTTCATAGATACGATCCATTTCGCTCTGAACGTACTTGTAATCTTGAATTGCCTTAATCTTCGCGCGGAACCCGGCAATCTCTTGCTGCGTCAAAGGCTGGCGGCGCTTGGCGAATTCTTCTTCAATCTGATCAAGACGCTGTTGCGCTTCGCGCTCATCCTTAAGCATTCTCATGCGCGAAAGTTCATCGTCAAGCTTCTTGTTCGTATCGTTCAAGAAGTCGTCACGCGTCTTCGGATTGGCTTGCTTGGTAGGCTTAGGGCCATCGGGACGCTTCTCTTTAATGAGATCGGCTTGCTTTTTGATACGATCGCGGGCGCGCTTGTCGGCGTATTGGCCTGCCCGATCAACAAAACGATTGTAGCCGTTTTCGGCGTCTTGGAAGCCCTTTAGCGCGGCATTGGCCGTAGCCTTCCACGCACCTACAGCCGAACCGGCATACTTGTTATTCAGGCGATCCACTTGCCCGAAGTTCGTTCCAATGATTTCGTTTGATTGCTTCGCAACCCAATTGATCGCATCGATGACGCCGTTAGCCGTCGTCAAAACTTGATCCATAACGATAGCGGGGAGATTAGTCCAAAGTTGCTTCATCATTTCGAACATGCCGGTAAACAAGCCGACCATGCCGAATGCAAAGTTCTTCAATACTCGCATGATGAAATCGACAGCAGACTTTGCCCAACCCTTAAGAGCGCTGAAGTTCTCTTCAAGGTTCATCGCTTCTTTGATCGTATCCCATACGCCGCCGATAACGTCACCGGAGGTTACGTGGACGTCCTTAAGTTCCTTCATTTCCTTTGCAGTTAAACCAAGCGTCTTCGCGTATTCTTTAAGGTTCGCTTGATCGTTAAGTTCGTTCTGCCAAATGCGGAAAGCAGCATAAAGCACGCCGACAACTGCGGCTGCTGCGGCAAAGGGTGCAAGCATTCCAAGAATGCTCATCGTAAGCGCCTTTACGCCGCCTTGCATCGTCGAAGCGATATAAGACAACTGCGAACCTTGCTGGATCAGCACAAGCAACGGGTTCTGCCCGCCAGCCAGCGATACGCCGATATCCTGTAACTGTGCGATGATATTCGCGTTCTGCGATCGGACTTTCGTTCCGGCTGCAACAGTTCGTTCGCTAGCCGCAACCCCGCTTGTTTCGGCTGCGTTCTTCGCCTGGATCGCGGCAATGTACTTGCGTATCGAGATTTCGCCCGCCTCGAACTGCGCCCTTGCCCTGGCTACCGCGTCCCCCTGCTGCGCCTCCCCGATCGCGGCCTTGCTGCTGGCGGCGGCTGCTGCGGTCGCCCTGGCTGTCGCGCGGGCCTGCGCATCCGATAGGGCAAGCTGCGCCTTGGCTGCTGATGCGGCGGCTTGCGCGGCCTGAAGCTGCGCCTTCTCTGTCCTGGCTGTCTCTGTCGCTAGGCGCTGCGTCTCTGTCGCCGCCTTGGCGTCGGCAACCGCGTTCTTCGAACGGGCGGCTTCAAGCTTGACCATAGCGTTCAACTCGCGCGCGATGGCATTCGTATTCGAAGCCATGGCCGCTTGAAGCTTGGTAACTGCCGAAGTGTTGATGTCGGCAAGGGCACCCTTCAGCTTTTGAACCGAAGTAAAGGACTTCTCCGAAGCCGTACCAATTGACCGAAGCTTCTTTTCAACATTGTCGTCGACCTTATCAGTAACGACAATATCGGCGCGTTCTTCGGCCATCGTAAGCCCCTATTTAAGTAGTCGAAACTTAACGATTTCCTTGCGCCCCAGGAGAACCGCCCGTTCAATAAACCCGGCTGGCTCTTGTGTAGAAGTGCCGTTGTTCAGAGGGATTATGTACGGCAACACGTTTGATATGTAAACAGCTTGACCGGGCTGCACCGTCTCAAGAAAAGTCCTGGCGCGATCGATAGTTTCGCGCGCACTTGCTTGATATGTCGAACCACGTTCGCCCTGAAAGTGAGCCTTAATCGCTGTTTCAGGACGAACGGTGTTTACTTGGTAGTTCGAGATTGCTTGCGACGTATCGACCGGCGTAGAATACGCAAGATCAGACACTATCGTCATGACGACTTTTTTCTTAAGTTCGTTGGCTCGCTTGGGAATGCTATCTGCAAGTGCATTCATTCGCTTGCCAAGTGTCCTAAGATCGTTCGCCACGTCGGTTTACCCTTCCGCCTTTATGCGATGGCTTCGGCTTCGGTTGCTTAGACTTATACCAAGTGAGAAAGTCCCGATCCATTCTGCCGATCAGATACCAAAGATCATTCGCTTGCTCTTCGCTTAAATCGTAATCGGCGGCATATTGCCAGCATGAAGAACGGCGGATCGGTTCAAACTTGGTTCGGTCCCGTTCTAAATCTAATTCGAACCATGCGTTAAGATATAGCGCTAGACCAAGAAACAAATCCGGCTTGTCGAGAATGTGGGCAGGAATTGGGTCCCCTGTCCTAGCGCATTCCTCTACGATAATTCGTTCAGCATCAGGCGGGTACTTATGCTGATAGATCAGAACGGCGCTTAGTTTCCCGCTTCGCCTTCAAGTTCGGTTTCGCGGAAAGTCGCGGTCTTCTTCGCGAGTTCTTCCCAATGTTCATAGACGCCGGGAAGCGCTTCGAACAACGCCATTGCGTTTTCAGGCGTAAAGTCGAGAAGATCGGCGTCGTCTGCATTGCCGCTCAATTCCGACTTCGGAAGGTTCTTCCAATCGAGAAGAATGGTTTGAATGAATACCTTGCGCATCAGCTTGTCAGCAAGCGCAGTCGGCATCGTTTCATTTTGGATCGAAGCCGAATAAGGCTTCGTCGCCAAGTCGAGCGCCTTGGTATAGTTCTTGTTCGTGCGCCCCATGCGCGCGACCTTGATTTCGATCGGTTCGTTATTGTGATCGTTCATGTCGACCGCAAGCCAAACGCCATTAGTTTCGGCGTTCTTGTCGGTCTTGTGAGTGCTACGCAAACCCATGGTATTTCGTCCTTCCTGAAACAATAAGAGACGCCGAAGCGTCCCTTAAAGTCGTACCTGATACGATGCCCACATTCAAGGGTTAGCCGGTCGCCATCAGGCTATCAGGCACGTAAGGAAGCCAATTGAGCAACGCCGTATGACCGAAAGGGCTTTCGGCTGCGGCGATTGACATGGGCAGCATGATAGGCTGATCCATTTCGATTGTCAGACGCCCGCCGCCCGGTGCGATCAGCGGAATATCGAGAATGATTGCGCTGTTGTCCTTCGTATAGATAACGTCGAAGGTGCAATCTTCGTTGTTCTCGATTGCGTCGACAGCATCGACAGTCGAGAAGTAAGCCGTCATTTCGGCGTCAACGTCGAAGTTGCCAGCCGTCGTGTCGAACGCGCCCAGGGTTCCTTGCGCCTTGTTCGCCGACAAGTTGTTATTCACCGTTACCGAAAATTCGGTAACGCGCGCGAACAGCGGCGTCGGGTTCAAGGTGTTCGGGTCGACGATCGAAAGCCGAATGCGATAGACGTTCGAAGACGTGTTTATGAAGTCTTCGCTCGGCGCAGGAAGAACGACAGTACCGCTCTGCGCAATTAGCGGACCTTCCGCACCCTTGCGGCGCTTCGACTTCATGCCGATGCCCGACATGTCGACGCTGACTTTATCCGCCAGCGGCGAATTCCATGTCAGTTCGTTGTACGTGAAGCCGGGGATATATTCGGACTGCCGACCATCAGCATCACGCCCAAGTGTACGTTCCAGCGTATGCGTGTACTTCACGATCAAATCGGGATCGTATTCGTTCTTGACGAAATAACCCCAAAAGATGCGGATCGTCTTCCCCGCACCGTTGTTCGTTGTGATCGTGCGCGTCGTCTTATCCAAGTCGATATACGCACCGTTCGCGGCAACGCTTTTCACGCGTGCGTAAAACGGCGGCATGTCGGCGAATTGGGTTGCCGCGCCGGTATCGCCGACCACGATGTATTCGCCAGCAAGCAACTGCGAATTAAGGAACGCATTCGTCGCCGAAACGATGCGAGCAATGCCACCGATGACCGAAATCGAAAGGTCGCCCGAAACGTATTGATGACCGATACGCTCGACCGTCTGCCCAGGCTCGGCGGCTTCGTCGGTAAGCTGATCTGCGGTCGACAGGTGCGTTCCGTCTGTGATGCTGTCGATTACGTGACGCCCATTGTTGCCGACGTTGGCGAAGCCGCTCGCAAGGATGATATCGCCTGTGAAGAAGTCGGCGGTTGCGTCAACGGTGAAATCGTCGGTCGAAGCGACTGCGGCGACGTTCACCGAATAACCCTTGCGACGAAGCGCAGCGAAGAAGAACGCTTCCATTTCGGACTGCATGTTGTGCAGCGTAACGTCTTCGTTCCAGCCACCGTCCGCGTCAAGATCGGTGATGCCGCCCTTCTTGCGCTGGCGCGAAGGCGAGTAGGGACGACGTGCAACAAGCGTGTAATCGCCGCCGAGATCGTCGAATTCGTTCGGTTCGCGGGTCTTGAAGACCGGGTTCGCCGGAAGTACGCCGTTGCTTGCTTCGCGGGCGATGTAGAGCCCTACGAAGTTGCTGTCTTGCTTTTCGGGTGCGTCTGCCATGTTGTATTACCCCTTTCGTTCGGTGTATTCGTATTCGACTTTGACGTTCCAACGATAGAACTTACCATCATTGTCGAGTTCGTTGAACCTTGCGTTTCGGAACGTAACACCCGATGGCGTTTCAACGCGTCTGAATATATCGCGAGCGGCCTTAGCGATCAAGTCGCCATTGTGAAAGCTGTCTTCCTCGCTCATGGGCGCGAAAACCTGCACGAATACTAGGCCAAAGCTTTCGTACACTGAAGGGGACGCGTCGGGTTCCGGCGTCATGGCGAAGGCCACTTGAGGCGATCCAACTTCACTTGTCGAGATACGAACCCAATAGTCGCGCTTTGGCTCTTCGCCCTTTTCCTTGCCTTGATAGCGAATGATGCACTTGGCAACGATCTCTGACACGTCGAAGCGATCGGTAAACAATTCGAACACATCATCGCGCAAGTTGAATGTGGGCATATCACGCGATCCAAAGAAAGAACAAGATCGGTTCGCCATCCGGCGCTAAGTTGTCGATCTTCGTAATGTCGATTTCGTCACCATTGAACCAAACAGTATCGGTTAGTTCAGGGTTGAACTCTTGACCGCCCGACATGAGCCCCATTCGTGAATGCGCAGGAACTTCGGTGCCAGCCATATTCGCCAGTGCCAAAGTCGAACCGTAACCCAAATCTTTCGCCGAGAAGAACGCAACACTTGCGTTAAACTCTTCCGGTTCCCCCTGGCGATTGTCGCGCCACGGTTTTGCATTCGGGTCTTCGGCGGCTGGCTTAACCCAAACGCATTCCGCGCCGAACTTATCGATAAGGCGCTTGGCTGTTTCGATTTGACGTGCGTATTTCGTCATACTCGATAGGTCTTCAGCTTGAAGCCTTGCCCACATTGGAAGGGTGCGAGAAGCGCAGCCGCAAGCGGAATGTCGGGCGCGTAACCGGCTGGCGCGAAGAATTCGGTTTCGATGGGTCCGACCTTCTCGCGCTTGACTTGCGGTTCGGCGGAACGGGACGGAAGAAGAACGATGCCGTTGCGAACGTCAAGGGCGAGTTGCATTTGCGCCAGCTTGATATTCGCGGGGATCGTCCAAGGGCCTTCGTCATCACCGTCGACAAGTTTCCAACGCGGAAACGGTAGCGGTTGCGTAATGAACACAACTTCGCCTTTGACGCACTGAACGTTCAGATAGTCCATTGCGTTGATAAGGTTTTGATCGGCCTTTTCGCTATCTTCGATAGTCGTGCCGCGCGCTGCACCGTAAGCGATGTAATCAGCACGCGACACGTAGGAATTCGCGCCCGCAACATTCGTTCCGTCTTCAACGATGATTGCCACGTTCGCTAGCCTCTCTAAATACCGTCTTGCCGGAAAACTATGCGTTCGGCTTCCATGCAGGGGCAGGGTTCGGCGTCGGCGTTGCCGCCCCTGCGGGCAGCGTAGGCGCGATCGGGGAACCGGGCTGCAATGCGTCGGCATCGGCCTTCGGCGCGTCCTGCGGCGGGTTCTCGCCCGCCAGGATCGCCCGCCGCTCGGCTTCGACCGCATAGACTTCAGGCACGTCACCCGCAACCGCGTCGAACTCTTCCAACGGGTCTTCAGGGACGATCAAATCGCCACGACGAAACACCACGCCCATTCCGATTTTTTCGGCGGCTGCGTAGTCTTCTTCGGTCGCATGACCCTTCGTGAAATAGATTGTCTTCGGCGGCTTACGCTTGTTCTTCGACATTGCCCGGTTCCTTCACTATTCGATAAGACGACAGGGACCGAATTCCAGGTCAACCCCTGCCGTCATAACGAATGCGGTAGAGCCGAAGCCCTACCGCACGCGCGAAGTTACTTGGCGAGAAGAAGAACGCCCGCCGTATCCTTGTGAGACGTAACGTTGCGATCCCAATTGTTCGCGGTCGCAAGCGCGGCGTCGTTCGGCGACTTGCCGCCCGTCGTCTTGTCCCAGGAATAGCCCTTGATGCCCAGGTTGTAGGACCATTCGGACTGAATAGTCCGCTTGATGTTTTCGTTGCCGTTCGACGTTTCGACGTTCTGAACGAAGTCTCCGTTCATTTCGACGCGGATAGCGCCTTCCGTCAAGCCGCCGATATAGTGCTTGTCAGGGGCACCGGTCAAGATCAGCGAAGGGCTGTCAGAAACGATGAACGGGCGACCGAAACCATCCTGGCGAACGTTGACCGTACCGAAGTTGAACAAGCCTGCGGTATTGGCCAGCGCAACGCCGAAGATATCGAACATCGACTTCGAGTGCATGACCCAAGTACGAATTGCATCGGAGCGATCGCCCATGAGCGAAGCGCCGGTCAACAGCGAATTCAGCGAAGTATCCGCCGCCGAAACGTCCTTCGTCACTTCGGTTTCGCCGGTCAATGCCGCAACGAACGCCATCAGCGCCGTATTGAGCATGTCTTGAATGGTGGCTTCCGCAAGCTGCTGGCCATAGACCGCGCCGCCCGTTTCTTGGTTCTGCTGTATCCACTCGAACTGCGAGGGATCAACGCGAACAGGCGGCGTGCCTGCGGCGACCTTCACCATCGTATCGATCAGGTGTTCAAGGTTCTTCTCGGCAACCGCGCCGGAACCGTAGGCGTTACGCCGACGAACAAGCCCGCCGATCTGCCCCCAAAAGGCAACATCGTTGAAATCGCCTTCGTTCGCCGCCGAAAGAAGGACGATGGTTCCGCCCGAAGCGGCGTTGAAAAGGTTAAGCTGCTGCGAAATACTTTCGACGAACGTCGAATAGGTGTATTCGCTGAAAACCGCCAAGTCTGAAAGAGCCATGATAAAATTCCCCTGGCGGTTCTCGCTTATCGAAGACGAACGAACCGCGCGTTACTGTTGCGCCGCTTCAGCCTTTTCTGCCTTCTTCGCATTGATGGCGTCCACACGTTCTTGTGGCGTCATGTCTGAAAACAGTTTCGGCTTGTCGTTGCCGTCCTTCGGTTGCGTCCCGCGTCCAAGGGGCTGTGAGCCGGGCTTAGCTGGTGGCATCCCGCCACCGCTCGCCTTGCTACCGATGATAATAGCGGCGAAATCTTTGTTTGCAATAAATTCTTCGCCCAATTTTTCGGGGGTAAGATCGGAAACTTTGCCGTCTGCGCCGAGTACCTTCGTAACGGGCTCATCGCCCGAAACATCGGCGACAAGACGCGACTTGATATGGGGCAAAAGAAGCGCGGGCGCGGTCGAAATCTTCGTCGCAATCTGCAATGCAGCGTTGTCGACAAGGGTCTTTTCGGTGAAAGACTTGTACTTGCCGACAACCTTTTCGTTGTCAGCCTTCAGCGCTTCCACGTCGGGAAACTCGTCAATCTTCTTGTTAAGATCGGCGATGGTAGTTTTCTGCGCCTTCGTGATACCGCGTTCCTTTTCGAGCGCACGCTTAATCGGCTCCACGTCTTCGCCCTGCGGCAAGTCGTTCACGTCAAGAACGAATTCGCCGTCCTTTTCGCCAGCGATGTATTCGCCCTTCAGTTCGTCCGAAAGTGCATCGTACTTTGCCTTATTGATCTTGAACGCAAGTGCCATTGTCTGTCCTTCCTTAAGAGAGAATAAGCGAACGCTTCGCCCGGTATTCAGCAAGGTTAATTGCCTTGGCGTTTTCATACCGCGAAGGGGCGTTGCCGTCAAACGCGTCGTTAATAAAGACTTCGCTTTGCGATGATGCCCAAGACTTGAACCCTGGCATATCCGGGGCAACAGTTCCGTTAAACGGGAAGATCGACGATCGGCAACGAATGTGGGCAGGCGGGACAGGCCCGTTACCGAACAAATAGACTTTGCCGTTTCGATCGCGACATATCTGCGTCGTGCCGTCATCGATCACCGAACACCACGAATACCGTTCGAATATCTTGGCCGCTGCTGAAGCGTGAACTTGCGCAGCAACGTGTTGAATGATCGTGTCGCTAACAGCATCGCCTTGCCTAAGAAGCATAGCGGTTAAACCGTTTGTATAGCGGCGATCCTTCGTACCGAACAAACGTTGCGTAAGTTGTCGCGGCGTTTCAGCGTTAGCATAGGACTGATTAACAGCTTGTCCGATCTTTTCGACCGCAAGGATTGAATAACCCTTGAGGAACGAAAGCGCTAAAATACCGTTCGCTGCCATCGGAAACGCCATAGCTGTACCATACAGCTTTTCGGGGTCATCCTTTTCAACCGTCTTCGTCGGCTCCAATACCGAATAAGCGAAGCGCCAAAAGTCTTCGTCGACTGTGACGTACTCTTGCAGCCAACGAATAAGTTCGTTTAGCCATACGTCAAAGACGGTGCGAGCCGTACGCTTTAGTTCGGCAATCAACTTTACAAGCGCGGTCTTCGTCATATCGCCGAGACTGTCGTAATCGACGAATGCGAGTTGCGTTCTAAGTGCTTTATCAAGCTGCGCAATCGTTTGGACTAACTGAAGGTTTCGCCCGCCCTTCAGTCCTTCCAAATAGATTTGATGCCGAAGGATGACGTTAAGAAGCGGGTCCATTATTCAGCAGCCGGATCGCTAGGGTTGCCCACATTGGTAGCCTTTGCAAGCTTCCCGGCTTCCTCCACCGTTCGGGCGAGCGCGTCGGCGGCTTCGTTGTCGATCGCAGTCCTTGCGGCCTTGTCGTCAAGCTTGGCGATGCCACCGCGACGAAGGTTTTCGCGGTACTCTTCCCAGGCGATCCCGCCTGCCTGCCACTCGGCAAGCAACTGGCGACGTTCATCGGGCGTCATCTTCGTAAGGTCGAATTCGGTATTCAGGCTGTATTCGATCCCAGCTTCGCTTGCACCGACATAGTACGCTGCCCATTCGAGCGCCCATTTGACCGCGCTACCGACGTTCTTTGCAACGTTGGCTAGAATTGAGTTCTCCGAAGTGTTATCGTAGTCCGCTTCGGTTGCGGTACGCTCGACCTGCGAACCTTCGACAAGCTTAGCGCCGAGTGCAAGCATCTGCGCTTCTTTCTGATCCATTGCTTCTTTAGCAAGGGTGTTCGGCTCGACCTGAAGCAAACCGGCTTCACCGTCGACAGGCAGCATAATAGCGCCGCGCGCGCCAAGAGCAACGGAACCGCCCAACACCTTCGTAACCCATTCTTCAGTAAGGCCGCTGAACCATGGCGTTGGCTGGCCAATGATGAATACGTTTTCTTCGTAGTCGGCGCTGTTGCGATAGTGCGCCATGTTGATCGAACAAAGATCATACATCGGCGGTTCTTGCGGCTTCGGATCATTGCTGATAGCGCCGACAAACGAAAAGGCGATTTCGTCAATAGGCTTGCCATCAGGCCCCTTCGGTCGAAACGTCTCTTCGGGACCATTTGCGATCTTGTTACGATAGATTTCGATAACGTATTCGTCGTTCTCGTCTAGGCGCAAAACGCGCCATTGATCGGCGATCTTCGTTTCGAACCCGTCATCGTTTGCGATATAGTCTTCGCGGAACACGACAAGCGAAAGAACGATCTTTGCCCCGCGTTGCTTGACGCGGTAGTTAATGCAATCCCATGGCGGAATAACTTTCATCGTCGGACGAACTTCGCCGGTTTCGAGTTCGGCAACGCTGATCGGCGTATCTTCTTCATCGCGCGCGGGATAGTCGATATACAGGCCAGTTCGACCGAAGCCGAGTGCAAACGACGCAGCTTCAGACGCAAGCTGTTCGAGAGGAACGCCGCTGCCTGTCGCATCGATTATGACGTCATCTAGCATAGCAGGAACCTTCACGACAGGATCGCGCATGAAGATTTGCCCGACAAGACCGCCTTGCGTTCGCTTGGCGACGTTGTAGAAAACGGCGCGTTCGATATACGCGTTGTAACGCGCCATGTTGTCTTCGCTTGTATCTGCGCCGTTTGGTATTGGCAGATACTTCGAACGCCGAAACTTGACTTGGTTTTCGCCAGCAAGGCAATCGCGGATTAGTTCGTACTGCGGCATAAGCTTGCGAACTAGCGGATGGATAAACGAAACATTCGGCATATCTTAACCCCTTAATTCACAACCTTGACTTTAAGCTTCTTCGCCAAACGGTTTGCACCCTTCAGCACCCTATACCGAACCATGTCGTAAGCGTGATCTTCCGCGTCTGTGTCAACATCGTCGGGATCATCTTCGTCGCGCGGCAATGTGGGCAGGGTGCCTATCGTCGCTCGGCAGTTATCCATAAAGTAAATGTGAGGCGCGTCTAGTCTGCGCTTCATAGCAGCTTCTAGCATATCGCGCAAAAGCTGAAGTCCGACCTTGCGCGATCCTGGCGACTTGTCGCTTTCGATCCATCGAATGCCTTCATCGGCCATCTTCTTTTCGATCGTGTCAACATCGATTTCGCGCACGTCTCGAATTTGATTGTCAGCGGGTCCGGGCCACGGCTGTTCTTCGATCCAACCTTCGGCAAGAAGCTTGATTTCGTAATCTTTGATTAGGTTCGCCAGCGTGTAAGCACTGTCACGAAGACCTTTATTGCTACCGAACTTTTCAGTTCGATAGACTTCGCCTATCTGAATAAGCGAACCGCTCGGCGGGCAAAAGCGTGCTTCGGTGCCGTCTGTATATTCAATGACAATCTCTTCGCCATTGGTTTCGGCGAACCAACCGGTAGAGGAAGGATGCGACGAACCCCAATCAAGCCCGCGATCAATACGCCATTCGGCAGGGATCGGGAAGCGCGGCAAGATATGGATTTCCTTGCGCCATACGTCATCGATAGCGCCGCCCGCAACAATATCCCAATCGCCTTCTAGCCATGCAGCGCGCTTGTTCGGGTCGCTGATGCTTTCGAGTTCGGCAACATAGATCGGATCAAGGTAAGGGTTTTCTTTATACGAACCGAAGATCGCAATTTGTCGCGTGATGATTTGAACATCGATCTTCAGCGCAGGATGGAAGACCGTAACAATCTTCTCTTGAATTACGCCGTTCGGTGCAGGATCGATAAACCGAGCCTTAACCCAATTGTGCCCAGGCCCGTAAGGGTTCGTTGTGCTGAAACACTCCAACGGGATCGGCGGCAAGTTCCATTGACCGTTTTCTAGCCGTACGCCGTTCTTCTCTTGTGTCCAAGAGGAACGGTTACAACTCATCATACTTTCGTAAGGTTCGGCGTTCGGATACTTGCAAAGTTCGTTCCAACCGATAAACGGGAACTCTTGACCGTGATAGTTCCAGTAATCATCGACCTTCAAGAACTGGCGGAACAACAGTTCTTCGCCAGTATCCCAAACCCATTTATAGTCGCCCTTGCTTTCGAGGAACTTGCAGCGCTTGCCGAAGATCGCACGAAAGACGCGCTTGGATTTCGCGATAAGATCGTCAAGGTTCTTGTACTTGCGATCGAAAATCACGCCGCGCCAGTAGCTACCGTAACCAAGTCCGACGTTCTTCGCGAAGCGCACAAGCTGACAATCGGTTTTACCAGGGCCGCGCGTACCGTGATAAAGAATGTGGTTAGCGTCTGTCGTAAGTGCGTCTTCTTGCGACGTGTCGGGTAGAACCGCCCAACCGCCTCCAACGACTTCGCCTAGATCGGTGTTACGCGCTAGTACGTTCGCGGGCATGTTGCATTAGGCGCGCTTGGCGCTGTTCAGTACGAAGACGAGCCACTTCTTTCTCTTCGTCGGTGATCGGCATCGCCGGAACGATCAACATGTTCTTCGTTGAATTGTCGTTGATTGCGACGTTCGTATTGCCACCGACAGGCACGATATTTTGCGTCTTGCCGTAAAGTTCTGCGTACTGAAGGGCAATCTTGGGATCGGTCGCAGTCTGCGCCTGTCGCCAAAGCCAAGCCTTGTATTCCGTTTCGGTCGGCAACGTCTCGGCTGCGCCATCGTCGCGGCTCAAGCGCTCCCATTCATCACGAACAATAGGATCGTGCCGCCACATAGCGGCCTGCATTGCTCGACCGTACTCGCCAGGGCCTTTGAAGATATCGTAACCCGCCGTACGGATACGATCGGCGCGATTGTGCGTAAGCCGTGCGTACTCAAGCTTAAGCGCTAATTCGTCTTCGCCTTCTAAAATTGGCGGCGGTGAAGAAGCATCCCAAGACATGCCGAAGACATATGCTAGATCGGAAGCTTAAGCAATGCCCACATTAGGCTGTCTGGCCAGCATCCCGCAAAGCGCGCTCGAAAATTTGCGCGTAGTCTTCGACGAGATCGGCCTTGTCGAGAATGTTGATAATCCGGCGCGCTTGAATGTACTGCGCACGCGTTGCAACACCCTTCTTCGGCAGATAGTCGGACAGCTTCTTGCCGGTGAACCAACCTTCAGTCATGCCGTTAAGAAGTACGAACGCCGAGATATCAGGGCGCATGGCCAAATCGGGATTGGCGACGAGTTCGCCGGGTTGGATCAAACCGGCTTCAGCAAGCTTCTTGTCGGCAAGTTCGTAATTGCCCAGCCAAGTAAGCTGAACGTCGCCGCGACCGTAATGCGGCCAATAGCGCAGGTTCTTCTTGCGCCACGCTTCCGACATTTTGAACGCTTCGCGAACCGGCTGCATTGTCGCCGCCGTCTCATGCCAGGGCGTTGCAAGCATGTAGGCGCGGTAAGCGAGCGGCGAACCTTCGGTCACGTCAAGAATGCGCTCGAACCCGTCAACCTGCGATTGCGAAAGCGCGCCAAGCTTCGAACGAACTCGGCGGTAGAATGCAACCTTATCCATAACGCCTCACTTCTTCGAACAGACGACAACAGACGTAATGCGGTTGATACGCTGCCAAACTTCGGCAGGGTAGCGCTGCCTAAGAACGTTGTAAAGCATCGATCCTTTATAGATCAGCAACGCAAGCGAAATCATCGTGAAGCGCGATCCAGCTTGCGGCGGGGTTGTCCAAGGTCCGAACGCAGCGGCGTGAAGAAAACTCATCGACAGATAGAATAGCACTGTAGCGAAACCGAAGTAAACGATTAACAGCCACTTTGGCGCAGGCGGATAGTGCGTCATCTTAGGCTCGAACAAGAAGTGTCGCGTATAGCCGAACATAGCCGAAATGAATAGCATAACGCCGCTTGCGATCGTGTCGTTAATCATTGCTAGGGCCTTTCAGTTTGAAGAAGCACGCTTCAAAACTTTATCAATGAAGACCGGAACAAGCTTGTTAGCTACTATTCCGATTGCCGTTGCTAACGGATAACGTTCTAGGAACTTCAGATTGAAGCCCCACAGTTCGAAGTTGCCGATGACCGGAGTAAACAGGCCACCGATAACCGAACCGACGAAGATCACGAAGATAAACGTAAAAAGCGCGTCGGGTTTTAGTTCTTCATCGCGGCGTGACTGCAAATACATCGGAAAACCGTAGATGATTGCACCGATGCCGCCACAAATGAACATATATACGTGATCCATCGTTGCAGGCCCCGAAAAATTTAACCAACAGATAGCGCTAGAGCGTGCAAAAGGAAAGCCCCGCCAACCACTTAAGGTCGACGGGGCTCGGCTCCCCATGGGGCGGGGAAAGGGCCGGCTTACGCGCTGCGGTAGATCACCGCGCCGTCGCCGGGTGCAACGTAATCGCCATACGTCTTGCCCGCTTCGACGGGTTCGATGGCGAACTTGCGGGTCTCGCGCGTTTCGGGAACCGTGGTCGGCTCGACACGATCGACGATCAGCTTGCCATCGTCGCCCTTCAGGCGCTTGCCGTCTTCGCCGAGTTTGTAGATCGTCTTGTTCACGGTCTTCATGTTGCCTGTCGGTTCGGCGAAACGAGCGGTCGCGCCCGAAACGGTCGACGCCAGGGACTTGGCCGGGTTCTCGCGCTCGGCGGTCTTCGGCACGAAGATGATATCGCCGACGTTCAGGCTGTCGAAGTCGTACAGGTTGCGACCGGAGCGACCGGCGCGAACGATGGAAGGTGCGAAGCCCGATGCGCGGACGACTGCGATTGCTGCGGTGGACACGTTAGTGTTGTTCCCTTCGTTGCCCGTCGAACCTTCGTTGGTTCCGGCATTGCTATTGTCACCCGTCGAAACGGCGGGATCGGTGATGGTGACGGCTCCGGTTTCGGGGTCCATCGTGGCGACCTTCGGGGCGAAAGCTTCGTTCCAGGCAGCGATACCGGCTTCGGTCGCGCGCGTGGCGATCTTGTCGCCGTCCTTGATTTCGTCGTTGGCTTCGGCGAAACCGTCGTCAACCAACTTGCCCAGGTCCTTGGCGGTGGCCATGTGGAACGGCGTTGCCGCAACGGTCATTGCCGAGACGAGAACCGCCAGAACGCCCAAATCCTTCTTCGTCATACTGAATTGTCCTTCCTTGATTGTGGGCATTTCGGCCCGACAAGAGAAGGTCTAATTCGATCTTCGGATTGCGTCAACAGCTAATTCGAGTTGCCCAACAAAATTTCAGGCCCTTCGATAGCCGCACGTCTCGCGAGTTGGTTCGCAGTCATATGCTGCGTTAGCGCCATGGAAACTTCGTCCTGCCCGCCTTCGTCCATGATCTTAACGAGGGCTTCAAATATCTGCTGATGTTCGTACAGCACTTTGAACATAAGCTGCGCTGATGCAATAAGAGCGCGGAAATCGGGCGTAATGCTATTGACATTCGTGACATAGCGCATTGACGCAAGAAGCCGCTCGGCGTCCCTGATGCTGCCAGGATTGAACGTTGTAGCTTCGATATGCGGTACGGCGTGCATATTGCCGTTTACGTCGACATGCAGAGACATACTTAGAAGTTCAGCTTCGGTCATTCGTCATCGCCCTTGAAGAACCGGCGCTTTAGCTCTTTAGGCTTCCATCCCGGTAGAATATCGTTTCCGTCTTTTCCTGCGGCTTCGTAGCCGCGAATATACGCATTGACGTACAGCAAATCAGCTTTGCCGTTGCAACGCTTGCATTCGATCTTTTGACCGAACATTGCGCCGACACCTTGTTCAATGCCGGGAATTGCAGGGTTAAACTCATGACGCGGACATGAATTCAGCTTATCGACGTTCGCTTGTATCGCTGCGAGACGTTCAGAGTTAGGCAGTTCGTTCATGTCCGCGTCACTCGCTTTTACTTGCCGGGGGTTTCGGCGTCCATTTCTTCTTGCGTCTCGGTCCCGGCGCGCGGATCGTTCTCGCCCGCTTCGACTTCGGCGGCGGAAGGACGATCGCCCTTCTCGTCGACAAGTGCTTCGCTGTCCTTCGCGTTCATCGTCGTATCCGACTGAACGTTCGCGAAGCTACCCGGTCGACGCTGCGGATTGTAATCCGGCTTCTTATAACGATCGTCGGTGATCTGCGCCAGCGGCATCGGCTGCGCCGGATCAAGCGTGTTGTGATTGCTTTCGACTTCATCGCCGATCGGCTTCAGCGGCTTGCCGTCGATGATTGCCGTTGTCGGCTTCGTGTTCGTAGCCATTACTATTCCTTTCGAAAGGCCCGGTATCGGCACAACGCTTCAACCGGGCCTAGCGATCCTAGCCGCGAATGCCGCCAGGGGAAACCGGCTTCATATCGCCAATCGGACGTTCCAGGGACGAAGTGCCCACATTGGATGGCGAAGGCTGTCCCGCGCGCTCGGCGGTGGCCAGGGCGTCCATGTCGGCGGTACGTGGTTCGGGCAGGGGATCGCCTTGCATCTGCGCCCGTACGATCGCCTTAGGATCGCCGATGTTCTCGCCACCGTTCGGCGTATCGCTGATCGCATCGCCTGCCTTCGTGCGTTCGTCGAACAGCCGGTTGGCTTCCACTTCTCGCGCTTCAGCGGCGTCTGTCGCTTGATCGCGATCGAACAGCTTGTCGGTTTCGACTTTCTGCGCTTCGACCGCTTCAGCTTCGTTTGTGAAAACGCGTTCGAACAGCGGTGTTCCGGCGTCCGCTTCCAGGCGCTTGCGTTCGGCTGCAAGATCGCGGTTCCAGTCACGTTCGGCGTTGAACGTTGCACCGTGCCGACCGCGAAGCTTGCTGATGTTGACGCGCTCGCAATCGTCATCGGTCTTGCCGATGCCGCGCAACATGCGTGCTAGATACCAACGAACATCGCCGCTTTCTTCGATGACATTGGTATCGTCGATAGGTTTACCTTCGATAATCGACAGCAGCATTTCAGCGATTTCGCCCGCTTCGGTGATAACGCCTAGCGCGCCGTGAACAACGTTCAGCGTCTTTTCGTCGGTGTTCATCGGATCGAACTCGACCGCCAAGCTTTCATGCAGCTTGACAGGCTGATAACCCAAGTCTTCGGGCGACTTGCCGCGAACAAGAAGCTTCTTCGTCAAGTTCAGCACGTCGGCAAGTTCGATCACGCTGCGAAGATTGGCAATAAGGCCGTCCCGGTGAACGTTCTGCGGACGCCAGATTGTCGAATTAGTGCTGTCGGCTTCCCGCATGTAGTCGAATACAACGTCGGCTTCGATGAACTTGGGCGTCTCGTTGGTATAGCACGATTGCGCCACAAGCATTCCGTTTGCCATGCCGCGCATATAATGATTGGCGTGCGCGTTGCCAGGATCGATTGACACATCAACAAGCTTGTCGATTGAATGCCGTGCGTTAGCGGCATTAGCAAGGAATTCGGCGTGCGCAGGATCGCAAACGTCGGCAACATGCATCATCTTGACGCAATGCCCGCCGTTGTCTTCGTTTACGCACTTCGAAACTTCCTTGCCGTTTGCTTCATACTTTCCCATGGTTTACCTTCCCCGCAATAGCATTGCGTCGATATCAGGCGTGCGGTTCGCCAGATAGCGCCGGATCATCGGCAAGTTTGCCGTGATATCGTCGAACTGTTCGGTAACGTCTTCGATACGCTTTCGGTTGTGCGCTTCTTCGGCTAGCTTAGCGTCAAAGTCTTGCCGGTCAAGGATGCCTTCGACGTGCGAACGAACAAGTTCGTCAATAACCTTTGGTTCGAGCGCGTCAAGTTCCCAGCCAACGTCTAGGCCAGTTGTTTCGACATACCAGCCGTAACGCGCATCATGTTCCTTCGCGTAGTTTTCAGGCGGTTGATACTGATCGATTTGATCGCGGTTAAGGGCGATCATCGTGATTTCGATATCAGCCGAACGCGAATACATTTCGATCAGTTCGGGCGCATTCATCACGCCCATGTGTCGCCCGCTAGGGTCATGATCGCCGAGATAGAAGACGATCGGCCACTTGCCTTGCGCACGCTTACGGCGAAGACGCTGCGCAGCGCGATAGAGTTCGGACGATGACGGATAGCCGCGACATGCGAAGTACGGAACACGCAAGGCATTGCAAGCGTTTTCGACAACGCCGATAAGCGCGTCTTTTTCGATCCACACTTCGGCGTAATAGTCCTGATCGCGCCACACGTCTTCGGCGTAATGGTTTACGTTGTCCTTCATGAACTCGACAGGGTTCGGCCAATTGTCGATACTGCGCAAGAAGCGCGTTCGGTCAACGATCGCAGTCCAATCGATCCACCCAGCCTTGCGAGCATCGTCGACGATAGAGGCGAGCCTTTCGTAATTGTTCTTTGTGTTCTTCAGCCAGTTTCGGGCAACGAACTGATAATACAATTGGCGAACAGTTAGGCTAAAGCCTTGTTCGGCGTAATCAGCGATAATCATATTCGCTTGATCGATTACAACGCGGGTCTTCTCTTGGAAGTTAATTTCGAGGAACTTATCGCGCATAGAAAAACCCGGCTGCTGTTGAGGCAACCGGGTTAAACCTGTCACAATTTGCCGTCAAGGCGGAAAATTATGTCATAATGCGATAAACTTTGCCGGTGATATCGAACTGTTGATTAAGCACAAGCGCCGGGTGCGAAACAGGAACCGTGATCGTGCCATCAGTCAGACAGTAAGGGGCACCGATATTGTAGCCATCGGGAAACCCGTTGATCGGTCGAAAGGAAAGGCTGTCCCCTGCCTTGACGTTAGGACAAGCAACCGAAACATGCCGGTTGCTTGCGCCGACCGCGAGAAGAGCCTTGTACGAAAGGGTAACGTCGCCGACGTAAACCGCGCCAACTGACATTTCCTTGCCATCAGTGAGCGCAGCCATATCACGAACTCACATCTTGAAACGTGGGCTCTTCCGGTTCCTGCGGCTTGGCTGGCGGATGATCCCGGTTAACAAGGGCCATGGTAGCTTCTTCGTCCCACTCGCGGGGAAGAGGAACCTTTTCGACGATATCGTTACCGTCGTCATCCTGGCCCATAATGAAGTCTTCGAACTGTTCAGGCTTCAACACCTGATAGCGCTTGTTCCCGATGGTAACATGCGCGCAACTTGGATCGAACATAACTAAATACTCCCATTAGGCACTTGCGAACGAAGACGTAAGAAGGAACGCCGTCTGCGCAGTCGCACCGTTGACGAAGCGCGAACGATAGCTAACTGCGGTAACAGGAACCTTGAGCGATACCGAAGTACCTGCAACGGCTGCGATCGAACCGACTTGCCGCCATGTCGTACCGCCGTCAACGCTCTTGTCGATATAGAGCGTACCGCTCTGATCGGCGAACGCTTCAGCAACGAAGAAGTTGAACCGCGAACCAACACCGCCAGAAACGCCACCGCTCGAACGCAAAGAACCGCTGATCGAACCCGCCGAAGCAAGAGGCGTCGAACTTTCAGTGAAGAACGAAACAGCAGCGTTGTAAGCACCGCTTGTGTCGCCGCGCTGGCGATCCCAGGTAGTGCCGTTGAAGTAGCCCTGATACGCATAGACTGCCAAGTTCGAAGCCGTCGAACTCGCCGTAGCGGCATCAGTATTCGAACCGCGTCCACTAATCGCAACACCAGCCGCAGAAAGCGCCGAAATCTGTTCGCCTCGCGCCGTAAGCTGAATATCGCCGCGCTGGCCAGTTGCGAGCGTTGGAAGCGTAGTGTTGAATACACCTGCAACTTTTACCGGATTGCCCGCATCTGCAACACCGGAAGCAACCGCCCCTTCGATCCAAAGCCCGTTAGTAGTTCCGCGCGTACGGTTCCAGTTACCGGCAGCGCTATCGTAGGTGTAACTCAAAGCCGAAGTTACCAAACGCTGCGTTGCCGAGTTCATAGCATCGCCAGCATTAGTTACAGTCGCTTGGAGGGCTCCTGTTACATCGGTAATAGCCGTCGAAACGAGACCACGGGCAGTAAGCTGCAAATCGGCTCGCTGGCCCGCCGCCAACGTAGGATTAGGGTTGTTATAGACGCCGCCAACCTTAACCGGATTGCCCGCGTCGGCTGCACCGCTGGCGACGTTGCCACCAACCCAACTACCGTAAATATCACCGCGCGTACGATCCCAAGATACACCATTAAAGTTGTAATTGGCCGTAACCATCATGCCAGCCGAAGCGCTCGAAGCGGACGGCAAACCGCGACGAAGAGAAGCGTCTGAAAGGCCATCGCCGCCAGTGAATGCAGGCGCAGCAACGATCATTCCGCCATGAGCCGAAGACCATTGATCTGTGCGTTGACCGGTAGAACGCGCCGTTGGCACTCCGTTGTTAGCAACTCCCCCGACCTTTACCGGCATTCCCGCATCGGGCTCACCCGCTGCAACGCCACCTTCAATCTCGACCGGCGCAGCGCGAAGTTGCGTATCGGTAAGCCCGCCAGTCGAACCGCCACCGCCGCCACCAGCGTAATTGCCCTGTTCGTCGACCTGCATAACGGCCTGAACAACGGCGTCGTAACCGCCCGGTGTCTTGACGGTGCCCTTATCGGGGATTTGGGAAGGCATGTCTTTTCCTAACTAGCTATTGACAAGCCAGGAAGTAGCACGGTGCCCACATTAGGCGCAAGAGCGGATCGCGTACCGGGTTTCGATGGCGGCCTGCATGGCGTGAACGGGGCTTTCGAACTTTACCGACCGTTCCTTGTACTTCTCGCGGATCGCGGCGCGTTTCGCAGCAGCGATGCGATTGCGTTCGGTTTGCTTATGCTCTTCGTACGCTACGATGTGGGCATAGTGGTAGCCGTCGAAGTAGGCCGCTTCAGAGTAGATCATTTCGCCAATTCCTTGTGCGTTTCGGTAGTTCTCTGATAGCGGCCAACTCTTAACGAGGCGTTACTTTCGACAACGCAGCATCAAGATTTCGTATTGCGTGTTCGACGTGGATTGCAGCAGCGCGAAGTTGCGCACGTTCGCTGCCTTCGGAAAGATTTCGCATTGTGACAATTGCTTCCATAGTCGAAGCAACATCGATGCGAGAGTTGCGGATATCGCGTGCTGCGTGTTTCAGGCCCATTGCGCTGCGATCCAAAAGATAACGGCCCAGGCCACGGCGCTGCAAAGAACACCGATCGTAAACCCCTTCGCTGCGCTACCAACTTTGCCGCTTCCGCCACAACGTTCGCAAGCCAAGGTGTTGTACGGCGATCCCGGTATTTCGGCCATGGTGCGATAAGGCATGGCGGTTCCCCGACCATTGCATTC